GATGCTCAACCTGATGTGGTCGCGCCCGACATTTCAAAGATGAGCCGTAAGGAGCTGCAAGAACTCTGCTACCGCTCAGGACTTTCTACTGATGGAACCGCGCGTCAGCTACGGGATCGTCTCTCCGCCTTACTGGACTGAAGTCTGCATCGTAGGCGGCGGTCCTTCGGCGCGGGGCTTCTCGGTAACGAATTTCCCTGGATGCACGCTGCTGGGGCTGAATGACTCTGCACTCGCCATGTTTGCTCTCCATTCATTGGCTTCGGTGGCGCTGTTTTCGATTGACAACAACTGGATTCGGCGTCACCGGTTTTTTATTTCTACGTTCCCTGGAGAGAAATATCTGGCTCTACCTCTTGAGACCTGGACCGACTGTGCTGATATACCCGGCGTGACGTATTTACAGATATCGCACGCTGACGGACTAAGTGACCATCCAGGCGTGGTCTGCGCGGGCTGTAACACAGGATACGCCGCGCTGAATCTGGCGTATCTAAAAGGCGCGCGCAAGATACACTTATGGGGATACGACATGGACCCACAGACCAATGACCAGTACATCTATTGGGCTCCTCTATTCAGAAACATGATTCCCAAATTGAAAAGCCGGGGAGTGCGCGTGCTCAATCACAGTCGTGAGTCTTCGATAGACGCCTTTCCGTTTTCTTGAAAGGAGTGATTATGATTGTGACTTTCATTCTGTTTACCATCGCTATGGTGTTATTCGGGGTTGCAGCACTGTTCACGCCGCCTCCCGAAGTTCGTTACTACAAGCTCTTGGGTCTGGGGCTTATGTTCCTGGCCGCCGCTGAGTTTTCAACGCACTTGCCGGGAGTGAAATAAAGTCATGTCTTGGAGTTACTCATTAAACCCATCCAGCAGCCCCAAGGACGAAGTGCGGTTCTTGGTGTCTGATACGAACAGCGCCGATCCCCTTGTGCAAGACGAGGAAATCAATTACGCCATATTTCTGGTCTATGGAAATACTCCTCCGCCCAATGGAAACTATCTACCGGCAGCCTACGTCGCAGACGCCATCGTGGCGCATTTCAATCGCTTCGCAGACAAGGCTGTCGGCGACCTCCACATTTCATACGGCCAGCGCGTTAAAAATTATCAGGAGCTATCAACGAAATTAAGGATGCGGGCAAATCTTGAGAGCGTCAAGGTATTCGCTGGCGGTCAGTCTATGTCGGACAAGAGATCACAGGATGAACAACCTGACAAAGTACAGCCCGCGTTCAAGATCGACGGCATGAGCTACACGCGGCCCGGTCCCGGGAACTACGGTCCTGGTGAACCCAATATTCCATAGACTATGCCGGTAAGTGATTGGAACGATCTGTGCCCACAGACAATCGTCTGGGAGAGCATGTCTAGCCGCGACCAGTACGGCAAGCCCAGTTACGCGGCTCCTGTGACATTCAGGGGACGTCGTGTTTACAAAAACACGCGCGTCAAGGCTTACGAACGCGGAACAAAAGGACAGGGGCCTGAGCTGATCTCAGAATCACAGATATGGATTCTAGGGACGCCTAACGTCGGGTATGAGGACAAAGTATATGTCAGCGGCGATCCTGCTGCTACCATACCGCCTATTCTCAGCATCGAGAGGACTCCTGACGAGACCGGTGATCTGTTCGTCAAAGTGTTGCTAGGCAGCGCCAACGGATAAAACAATCGATGCGCGGTTTTGTAAAAAGAGCTTCGGGTTTGCAGTACACAAAACTCATTGAGGTCGATGGAATACTTGTCCGAGAAGGTCACAATCCTGATATACAGATATTAAAAGAGTGGAACGTTACCTATCGCAAGATGGAAAATGAAATAGCTGGCAGATCTGTTCTCGATATAGGGGCTAACTTCGGAATGTTTTCAGTTCGTAGTGCTGCATTAGGAGCAATCAGTGTAGTAGCATATGAACCCGAACCTGGAGCTTATGCTCTCTTGTTAGAAAACTTGAAACGGCTTAGTATCCCGTCTTACGCAGCGAACCATGCCGTCGGGTTGGATGCGGGCACTGTAAATCTTTCATTGCCCCAGAGCGGAAATTCATGTTCGGCATCAACTGTATTCACAGCTCGTGGACGCATGACTTTACCTGTTAATCAGAGCGCCTTTTCCAGTGTGCTGATGCGACATAAGCCCACGCTGATAAAGACGGATTGCGAAGGATCTGAACTGTATTTCTTAGACGGTTCAAAATTGCCTGCGTTCGTAGAAGTAGTGTGTGGTGAATTGCATCGCCAGGATGAAGACAGGTGCCAAAAGGTCATAAGCTCATTCAAGGATTGGATTCCCATACACAAATGCGTTTCTTATTCGTTTAATAGATGCTACACATTTGCCTGGAAGAGGAAAGGCCGATGAAAATCACTCTCAAGGTCAATGGAATCGAAAAGCTGACTGAGAAATTGAAGCAGGCTGCTGGTCCGGCCGTGCGGAAAGAAGTAGCCGGTGAACTATATCGTTTCGCCGAAGAGGTCATGGCCGCGAGCAAGGAAATAGTCCCGGTCGATACGGGAGCTTTGATGAATACCGGCAAAGTACTTCTTCCAGAGGAGACCGGCGATATGATATCGGTAACTCTTGGATACGGAGATGAAGCTGTAGGCTATGCCTTGTACGTCCACGAGAATCTTTCCCCGACGGTCAACTGGACGCGGCCCGGCAGCGGCCCTAAATACCTGGAGAATCCAGTAAAAGACAAACAGGATGAGCTACCAGGACGCTTGATGGGTGCGTACAAGAAGGGCTTGAACAAGTAAAGAGGAATAGATGCCTCTGATGGATGACATCCGGGCTTATCTACTGGCCAATAACGTAGCTGGCGCTCCTAACTGGCCGGTCTACCTCGGGTACTACCCAGATGACCAGGATCAGATGATTGGTATATTCGAGACCGGAGGCTTGCCCGCCGATACTCTGGGCCGCGAGAATGAGCGCGTCACGTTCCAAGTTCGTATCCGAGCTTCGCGTCTTGACTACACCACAGCTCGTACGAAATGGAAAGACATTTTCGATCTGCTGCAAGATTCCATACCGGCATCGGGATACATTTTCGTACAGGCCGTGCACTACGCTCCGATGATGTTCAATGATGACCGAGGCCGCCCCAATATGACAGCGAACTTCAGAGTGATGAAAGCCCGGTCTTGAGGATTAAATTATGATCTGGAGAGCAGACAAGAGATGGTCTGATCAAACGGCGTTTATTCTAGGTGGAGGCCCGTCGCTGCGAGGCTTCGATGCATCTGTTCTGAAAAGACCAGGATGGCGAGTTCTAGCCGTGAACGACTCCTGGCGGCTGGCTCCCTGGCTCGACTGTTTGTATTTCACAGACGAGTCTTGGTTTGTTGACCAGATGCAAAGAGATCTGTGGTCCCTCGATAGAACGATCAATTTCGGTCAACTGATGTACACAAAGACATTCGTCAACGGGGGTTACAGTCCGGTATTCAAGGAGCACCCTCAGGTCCGTCAATTGAAATTCACTGGACAGGAAGGGCTTGAGAAATCTCCAGAAGGCTTGCGCCACGGTAGTTCTAGCTGTTATGCTGCGATGAATCTGGCTTATCATTTTGGAGTCAAGAGAATCGTGCTGTTGGGCATGGACATGCGCGTAGTCGATGGCCGCACGCACTGGCACGATTCGCCGCGTCCTGACGGCTACGCTTCAGTCATCAGTCTATCGCACTTGCCCAGTTTCGCAACTCTGGTCGAACCTCTTAAGGAAGCCGGAGTAGAAGTCTTGAACGCCACCAAGGACTCAGCTCTTACATGCTGGTCTGAAATATCTCTCAGAGCGTTAATCGAACCAGAAGGAGAACAATTATGGCCACAGACACATCGAGTGGAATCGGTATAAGACAGACATTCGTTGGGCTCGGCGAAAGGAACTTCGAGCGTTCGGGCACTGTTCAGTACGCCTGCCGCCGCGAACCATTGGAATTCCTTGGAACGGTCTATCATGTCGGGACCAATCTGCCGTTTGATGTCGGAGGCGTCAGTTACAGTCTTGCTGCTATGAAAGTTCTGCAACTGTACTGGGAGCAGGGTTGGCTGACGCCATTGACGTAAGTTAGACTTCTAGCGACATCTCTAGGGCACTCTTTGGACCGGGATGCAACCTAACCTCCACCCCGACTCTAGCGAGCTGTCCTAGAGACCCTAATAGACCAAAACAGGTGTCTTTTATGAAGAGCGTAACGATTAGACTTGCGGCATTCGTAGTGATGGTCCTGGCGGGGCTGCTTCTGACATCGCCCGACGTCTATACTCAGAGCACGGGAAATCTGACTGTGAACACTCTGGCTGATATCCCCGGCGACGGAGCTGCTCACGCTGTCCAGGGATCAGGAACGGCCCGCTGGATTCAATTCGTCAGTCCAACCGCTAATACGAACGCTGTTCGTGTGGGTGATTCGGCGATTACCGGATCGCGGGGTATTCCAATAGCCGCAGGAGGTGGAGTCATGATCCCGCCGATTCCTCCAGCTCCTGGACTGAAAGCGCCCGATCAGTACTACAGTCTCAGTACGATCTACTATCTAGTACAGACTGGTGACACTGTCAGTATCACATGGGGGAAATGAGGCGATGATTCTAAGAACTGCGGCACTGATTCTACTGACGGTCGGGTCTATAGATGCTCAATACTATCCTGGAGGCGGTGGTGGAGGCGGTGGAGGAGGTTCCCATCCGGCATACACCACAGTCACTTTCTCGGCCACTCCGGTTTTAACCAGTTCGACTCTGACAACGACGGGCGCTACTGTCGGACAAGATATCGCATTTCATATCTGTCAGGACGGAACTGGAGGGCGAACATTTGTTTGGCCTACGAACGTCACGGGTGCATCAACAATCGATGGAACGGCGTCGGGATGCAGTAACCAGATATTTCGGTACGATGGGACTAATGCGATTGCTGTTTCACCGATGCAGGTCACAGGAGTAACCGGGAGCGCCCTGGTCTTGTCGGGTTCTACTAGTGGAACAACGATAGTCCAACCGTCCGCCGCCGCGTCAGGTACGGTAACTCTACCGGCAGTGACTGATACGCTCGTTGCGCGCGCTACTACCGATACTCTAACGAACAAGACTTACGACACGGCCGGGACAGGGAATGTATTCAAACTGTCTGGGACTACGGTCACGGGCCCTGCCGGAACAGGCGCAAAGGTAGTTGCGGCTACTGCGATTGGAACGTCAGGCAACTGTATGCAATGGGCCGCGACGGGAGCCGGCGATGCGGGAGCTCCATGCGGTTCAGGATCAGGAGGAGCCGCCGGGTCTACTCTATTTTCAGCTACCGCCAATGCCGGTCCGAGTAACACTGCGACAGAGACGAGCGTGATCGGTACGATAACAGGTTCTAAGACTATTCCTGCGAATACATTCGTGAACGGTACATTGATACAGGTATCTGTGTCAGGTTTGTATTCCACGCCTACTGTCGCAGACGCATTGACGATCAAACTCAAGTGCGGTAGCACGGTCTTGGGGACGGCTTCATTGACTTTGACGGCTGGAGTGCTATCTAATGGAGTGTGGAGAGTGTTAGCCGACATCGCTGCTCGTGGTAGCGGAGCGAGCGGAACCCTGATGTTGAATACTATTGCAGAATTCACGGGTTCAGCACTTACTCCTAGCGAAGCCAAGATTTCAAACACGTCAGCAGTGGCTTATGACTTCACAACATCTTGTGCATTTGACGTTACGGGAACATGGGGGGCCGCACAAGCCGGAGAAACTCTTACGGGCACAACTGCGGCTGCCTGGATACCAGGAGCGCCGGTATCGAGCGTATTCGGTCAGACGGGAGCTGTAGGAAATCTGACCGGTGATGTTACCACATCAGGTTCGAGCGCTGCGACCATCGCAGCCAATGCGGTTACTTCAGCCAAATCGGCGGTAGTCAATACGCGTCGCACTTGCACGATTCTAATCGGAGCCGACAACGGTAGCGCACTGGCCAATACCGATCTGGCTCAGCCCCGCTGGTGCTACATTCCGTATGCGGCCACGGTGGTCGAGGTTATGGTAGCTGGTGACGCCGGGACTCCTAGCGTAATCGTGGGTCGCAATCATGCAGGAACTGTCGCAAATCTGGTTTCCAGCGCACTGGCTACAGGAGCAATAGGAGCGCTGGCGTGTTCTAACACCGGAGGAACGACGGGTCTAGACGCCGCTACGACATGCGGAGCGACGCTGCAAAATACCGCTATTGCGGCCGGTGACTGGCTCGATCTGGTTAGCGGGACAGCAGGTGGAACAGCCAAGCGAATGTCCATTTCTGTAACATATACGGTGAACTAGATCATGCGAACAATTTTGATATTCTGGGCGTGCCTGTCACTTGCCTGTCCTGTTCAAGCCAGCCGCGCGTTCTCCAGTACGAGTGATACTTTGACTGGAGGGACGACGGCTCTTCCAACGACCGGATCGTTCAGTTGCCAAGTCTATCCGACATTTACACAGGGCGATGGTTCGTTTCATATTCTGTTTGAAATACTAGACAGTAGCAACTATGTCCAGATCTTAAAAACGAATGGCAACAATATCGCGGTCAATTGGAACAACGGAACGCTGTATCAAGCGTTCGTAAACGATGGTTCTTATACTTTAAACACAAACGCCTGGAACACATTAGGAGCGACCTGGACTACGGGTTCCTTCTTGCGTTTGTACCTGAACGGAGCCAAGATTGTCGAACTAAACGGTATGGGCACCTATTCTACTACTGCTACATGGAGCATAGGAAACCGTTCTACG